ACTCCTTGCTCTGCTGGAGCTGATGTTTTTGCAAGGATCGATGAAGAGATTACTGTTTGGCCAGGGACAAGAGCTTTGGTTCCAACAAAGATCAAGATTGCAATTCCCGATGGTTGCTGTGGATTGCTCCTGGGTAGAAGTGGTCTTGCTCTGAAGTATGGAATCTGTTTGGCAAATGGTGTTGGGCTGATCGACTCTGATTATCGAGGAGAACTCGGTGTTATCTTGCAAAACAATGGTGGTGAGCCATTCAAGGTCAAAGATGGCATGAGAATTGCGCAGCTTGTGATTGTGCAATACGTGCAAACGAGATTCGAACAGGATTCTCTCGATGATACAATTCGTGGCCAAGGTGGCTTTGGATCTACAGGTGTTTGAGGAGGCAATATGAAAGGTCTTTTCACAGGTAGAAATGTAATTCCATATGCATATGGCCGCTATGGATATACTCGTGGTGGCGGGAAAGTTTGGCACGGTGGTCAGGATGTTGTTGGCGAGGACAATGATGTCATTCATTTCCCCTATTATACATTTAAGGATGGCTCACAGAAGGCAATTTCTGGTATCGTTCGTCGTGCTCGTATTGTTACTGACAAGAGCAATAGGACATGGGAGTGGGGATATTATGTGAGCGTGCAGCTTGATGCCAGCCAGACTCCTGATGCTGTCAATTGGCTGTATTTCTGTCATTGTTCCTCTCTGCTGGTTAAGGTTGGTCAGAGAGTCATCAGTGGTCAGCCAATTGCAATCATGGGCAATACAGGCAATGCTGCTCTGAATAATCCTCCATACAAACATTGTCATTTCGAAGTTCGTGCAACTGCTACGAGTAGAGGTTTGGATCCTACAGCATACACTGGTCTGCCCAATAGTGTGTGTTCTGTGAATATGCTGGGTGAGAGCAGTAGCAACTATCTGGAGACACTGATTGATGTGTCAAAGCATCAGGGCAAGATCGATTGGGCAAAGGTTCCATATAAAGCGATTGTCCGCGTTGGCTATCGTGGTTATGGCAATGGACAGCTGATGATGGATGAACGATTTGAGGAGAATGTCAAAGGTGCTTTGCAGAACAACAAGCTCTTCGGATTCTACTTCTTCTCTCAGGCAATCACAACTGCGGAAGCAACTCTTGAAGCCGAATATGCTGTTGGGCTGATCAATACAATGACCTCTGGGCGTGGATATCCATTGTTCTTCGATGCCGAATGGAGCCATAGCGTACATGATGGTCGTGCTGATAAAATCAGTAAAGCCCAGCGAACTGCCTGTGCAAGAGCGTTTTGTAAGAGAGCAGCGGAGCTCGGCATGATCGCTGGTGTCTATACATTTACATCTTTCGTGGGTACAAACATTGACTATGAGGATCTGTGCAAAGACTATGTTGGGTGGCTTGCTGACTATCGTGCAAACTATGACAAAACTCTTCCCAGGTACATCCATCAGTACACGAGCTCTGGTGTAGTTGCTGGCATCACAGGACATGTTGATATGAATCATCTGTTGAAAGCTCTACCTGGTGTGAAAGAGGAGGAAAAGCCTGTGAGTGGGAAACTACAGAAGCCAGTCATCTCTGGAGCGTCTGTGGAGGACGTGGAAGCGTTCAAAGAGCTGGCTGATAAATTATCTATCTCGTTCGAAACGACCTCCATAGTGTCCTTCCAGGCGGTCTCACAGGGAGACGCAGACAAGATCCTGGCTCTTTCTAAAAAGCTGAAACTGAAATATATGAGTTCTTGGGTGTGAGGTGATGAATACATGCAAACAATTACATTGAAAGGCTATGGGACAAATATTCCTCCATACGAGGCCATAGAGCTTGGCACCTATGATAGTTATGGAGTTGAACAATTACAAATCGTGCCATCTCATGGATGGGAGAATCTTTCGATCATTGCTTCTTTCTTTCCACCCTCTGGTGCTGAGCCTATTAAAGTTGCAGTATTATCTGGTGGTATCATTGATGTTCCTCCAGGAGCAACTGCAAAGCAATCAGGAAAAGGCATTATTGTCTTTGCTGGTTATAAAGCAAATACTCAACTGATCTCTACAAATGTTGCCTATAATATCAGGGATCACAAAGATATTGCGTCTGGTGATCCTGTATGCCCGACTCCAAGCGTTGTAGACCAAATCGTGAACGCTGCAAAGGCTGCTCAGGAAAATGCAGAAAAAGCAGCAGGCAGTGCAAAAAAAAGCTGAAGATGTAGCAGCTAGTGTACGGAATGATGCTGATGAAGGGAAATTCAATGGTGAGGATGGGTACAGCCCTAGTGCTGGTGTAACTCAGCTAGAGAATGGTGCTATCATCAGCATCAGGGATAAAACTGGTGAAAGTACTGCAACTGTCTACAATGGTAAAGATGGTGCCAAAGGTGACAAGGGCAATACTGGTGATAAAGGAGATACAGGAGCAAAGGGAGACAAAGGAGACAAAGGTTTCAGTCCAACAGCTACAGTCACTCAGCTTGAAAATGGTGCCGAAATCACAATTACAGATGAAGAAGGAACCACAAAAGCTACTGTGAAAAACGGCAGTAAAGGTGATAAAGGTGATCGTGGGTCAGATGGTGTCAGTCCTACAATTTCAGTAGAAGATATTGAAAACGGACATCGTGTAACAATTGTTGATGCTACTGGTACAACATCAGTAGACATCTACAATGGTGAAGATGGTACAGACGGAAAGGACGGCGTACAGATTGATGATGCGGCGGTGAGCGAGGACGCGCCGTGGAGCAGCAAGCACATCATTGACATGCTTTGCCCGCCGCTGGAAGAAAGCGGCAACCCTGTTGTGTGCTACCCCGTTGCGGGATATGCGCTGGGCGTAAAGGCCAGCTGGGAACCCGTGCAGGAGGGCACGGGAACGCCGTATCCGGCAGGTGGCGGGAAACAGCTGCTGGATACAAACAAATGTGTGCCCACAGTTGGAAAACCATACGGCATGACCATCACCCTTGACGGAGATGTTTTCAAGGTAAGCGGCGTTCCGAATGAAGAAGTAACGGCAACAGAATTCTACTCTTTTGCTGTGTGTACATGCAGCCAGGAAGAACTGCGGGGCAAGGGCTACAAGGTCACTGCCTGGGCAATCAAAGGCAAGGCGAATAGAGCTTGGGGATTGCGCACAGAGAGCGAGAACTCACTGGCAATTGCAGCAGAGCTGACACCAGGTGTAAACAACGACATACAGTTGCGGCTGATGGTGTCCAAAGATACTCCCACGGCGTGGGAACCCTACGAAAACATTCGTCCCATCAAGGGCAGGGACAGCGTGAGGGTCGAACGGTGCGGGGAGAATCTGCTGAATATAAAACCATTTAATAAGGACACATATAAAGGCATTACATATGAGTATGTCCCGGATGGCGGTATTCATGTATCCGGCACCGCACTGACTAGTGTGGATAGCCCGACGTTTCCGGTTTGGCTTCTGCCGCCTGGAAAATACTTCGGGCTGGAATTGGGCTCGGGAATTTCCGCTAGTATTGTGGTGCAGAGAAACGGGAAGAACTTGTGGCTAAACGCCAAAGGCGCTTTTGAGATTTTGGCTGGGGATGTAACTAAGTATTGGTACGCGATTGTGAGTGCCGGCGCAACGGTTGACAAGACAGTATATCCGTACATCGTTCCTGGCACCACCGCCCCCACCACCTACACACCCTACATCGGGCAGACCAACACCCTGACCCTGCCTGAAACCGTGTATGGCGGTGAGGTGGACGCGGTGAATGGAGATGGGCAGGATACGTGGAAGCCCGTAATTCTAAATGGCACAGAATCATGGTTCTCATGGGGAATCAACGCTCACAACCCTGCTGTTACAGGATTTTATACATACGACATCACAGATTATGATGCCATAAACGTAAAAGGCATTTGTAGCCATTTAGCGCCGCCCGGCCTAGATGTGTGGGGTGGGCGGCTGGCTGGAATTGGCTTTGCGACAACCGGAGAGTCGCGCTATTTTATGTTCAGCATGCTGACTAGCTCGCTACCCGATATATCAGCGGGACATGAAGTTGATTCGTTGAAAGCCTACCTTGCCGCCCAGAACGACGCAGGAACCCCCGTACAAATTGCTTACAAGCTGGCAACTCCAACGCCATTCACCGCGACAGGCGCACAGCCCATTCCCGCGCTGGCGGGAGCGAACACTATTCTGACCGATGCGGATGTCGTGGAGGTCACGGGGCGGGCAGACCCCATTAAACGGATTACCGATTTGGAAGATGCAGTAGCATCTCAAACATGAGAGGAGTAATTACCATGGCGATTAAAAGCAAAGCACGGCACGACTTAACGCTACGCAGCATCAAGCGGGAAATTGCAGCAGGACGCGATGTTGCATTTTGGCTTGACAAAGCATACACGCACCTTGACAATGGCCTGCTGGATGAGGCGGACATTGCAGAGGTGGAAGCGCTGGCGCAGGCGTATTATGATGCGCTGGACGCTGAAACTGTGCAGGACGGCAACGCAACGGAAGCAGGTGAACCCGCATGAAAGTGTATGATGACAAGCTCATGATGGAGCTCAAAGACTATGATCTGACAAAAGGTCACCTCGAGGATGCACAGATTGTTTCCAAACATCACCCAGCAACTCCTCGAAAATTTCATCTTGAAGTGATGCAGCATGATTCTATCTCCGGTCTTCGGCATGAAGTGGAAGACTCTCCTGCTCAGCCAGCTTGGGATGAGTATGAAGCAGTGAAGAGATATGTTCCTTACACAGAGGAAGAGCTTGCTGCTATTGCAGAACGCAAGAAGCAGGAGGAAGCAAATGCCAAAGCTGCTGAGGAAGAACTGAAGAAAGCCCGGGAAGAATATGAGAAGCAAAGCAAGGAAGAGGAAGCTCGTAGAGAGCTGCTTGACAAGATTGACGCTCAGGTGACCTATACTGCATTGCAGACAAATACATTGCTGCCAAGTGAGGAGTGATTGCTATGAAAGAGAAGATTGCTCGTTGGTATGACAAAGGCTGGTGGTCTGATGAGGCAGTGAAAGAAGCCGTTGGAAAGCTCATCACTGCCCAGGACTATGAAGATATCACTGGCAACAAGTACAAAGGGGTGAAGTGACATGGCTGATACAATGATATCTGCAGGCGGTGGACTGTCAAAAACGAAACTGGCACTTGCCACCGCTGCAGAATCTGATGTTTTGTCCGGAAAAAGGTTCTACGCAGGAGACAAAATCATCAAAGAAGGGAGGATGCCAAATCGAGGCAGCTGGGGTGCAACAATAGACCCTGGCGGTTCGGTGATTGTTCCAGCAGGGTATCATGATGGGAATGGGCAGGTATACGCGACAACTAAAGGAGTTAAAAACATTAAAACAAAGACTGTCAGTAGTGGCAGTGTTGCTGGTGGTGCAGCTAGCTATTCATTTACCTATACAGTGACAGAAGGTACTTTAATAGGTGTAACTAATGTACAAGTACATCACTGGTATGAATCGAATTCGGCAGTCGTGAGTTGTTATGTAAGTGGCAATACAATTCATGTTGATACAACCTTTGCTGGTGGTACACTTCGTGATATCTCTTGCACATTTGCATACTATTAAAGATGACTATTTTGTTTAAGCTCTACATGGTATACTCAAATTTCATGCTCATGAAGGAACTGCTCTATGCAAATTACAAAAGCTGTGAATCCTCGATTTGAGGAATTCTTGTATGATTGGGACTATCGAACATATCTACTGGTCGGTGGGTATGGCAGCTCGAAGTCTTATCACATTGCATTAAAACTCGTACTGAAATGCCTGACCGAAGTACGAAAAGTGCTTGTTGTGCGTGAAGTGTACGACACAATTCGTGAGTCTTGTTTTGACTTGTTTCTTGAGATCCTCGAAGATCTAGACATGCTCGGTGAAAGTCCAAGAGAGAAGAACAAAAAGGTTCTCTACAGAACCAGTCCCATGTCCTTATCTTTCCCCAATGGCTCCAAGATCATCTTCAAGGGTATGGACAAGCCAGCAAAGCTCAAATCTATCAACAACATCTCCATCATCTGGATCGAAGAGTGCTCTGAGCTGAAATATGATGGCTACAAAGAGTTGCTCGGTCGTGCCCGTCACCCAACATTGAGCATTCACTTCATCCTGAGCACCAACCCTGTTGGCATGGAGAACTGGGTGTACACTCACTTCTTCAAGCGAGTTGACAGTGACGGTCAGCAGATTGTCATCCTTGATGATGAGCGCCTATACAAGATGAGAACCATCGTAAAAAATGGAGTCTACTATCACCACAGCACTGTAGATGACAACTATTTCATGCCCAAGAGCTACATCAAGACTCTTGATGATATGCGGTCGTATGACCCAGACTTGTATCGAATTGCACGCTGGGGACGATTTGGCTTGAATGGTCTTCGTGTATTGCCTCAGTTCGAGGTTGCTGATACTCATGAGGAAGTCATGAATGTTGTCTATGGCACGCCACAACGCTTCTTGTTCAATGGGTTTGACTTTGGTTTTGAGACTTCGTACAACGCAATTGTTCGCATGGCAGTTGACAATGAGAGGAAATACCTTTACATCTATGATGAGTACTACAAGAACAGGATGACCGACCCAGAGACAGCCAAGGAGTTGACCGCTCTTGGGTACAAGCCTGAATGGACCACAGGTACAAATGGTCGAATGATTCTCACCTATGAGGGTATTCCTCTGGTTGCCGATTGCGCTGAACCCAAGGCAATTCAGTATTACAAGAATGAGGGCTTCCAGATTCGTGCTTGTAACAAGTATGCTGGCAGTCGTCTCGAGAATACAAGAAAGGTCAAGCGCTTCCGCAAGATCATTTGTTCCCCAAAGTGCAAGAATACAATTCGTGAGCTCCAGACTTTGACTTATGCAAAGGACAACAATGGCAATCTAATCTATGATGAGTTCAACATTGACCCACATACATTCTCTGCCATTTGGTATGGCCTGGACAACTACAACGTGGCAAATATCAAGGAGATCAAGAGAGCTACAGTCAAGGGTGGTTAAAGAAAATAAGCCTTTACTTTTCGAACAAAAAAGAGTATAATGGAAATAGAGGTGATGAAACATGACCAAAGGTGAGCGAGATTTCAACAACTTTCTTCTTACACCGCTTGATATGCCAATGGAGGGCAAATATAGCATGCCCATGATCAAAGGCATGGTGATGAAGAATTTCAAAGCTCCGGAAAACTTTGTAGAATTTCACAGTGCTACAAAAGTTCCAATTGAAAAGCGTAAAGACACAGTGGTGCATTTCTTTACACCCGACTTCCTGTTTGAGCGAGTTTGGTATCACCCAAACAAGAATCTGGAGTTTCTTCGGCAGTTCAAGGCTGTATGCAGCCCAAACTTCAGCCAGTACACCGATATGCCTGTAGCGATGCAGATCTGGAACAGCTATCGCAGCAAATGGCTGTCTGCTTGGTGGCAGATGAATGGTCTGCGTGTTATTCCTACTGTGAATTTCAGTGATGCTGACAGTTTTGAGTACACCTTTGATGGGCTTCCTCACCAGAGCTTGGTGATCATCTCCAGTCTGGGTGCTGAGAAAGAAGTCGCTGCTCGAGAAAACTTCTTCAATGGGTATCACAAAATGCTCGAAGTTCTTGAGCCAAAACAGATCCTGTTCTACGGCAATAAACCTCACTGGCTCGAGGGAAAGGATGCAAATGTCCTCTTCATTGCTCCAGCATACAAAGAAAGATTCGGAAAACTCAAAGAAAATTGAAAAAACCTCTTTACAATTGTTTGCAATGGGAGTATGATATAGTCACAATAAAGAAAGCGAGGTACAAATCAATGGGTGGAAGCGGAAGCTCGAGTGGCAAGGGTGGCTCTTCTGGTGGAGCAAGTATCAAGAATACAACTGGTGCTTCTGAACGAGCAGTGAGTCTTCTTCGTGAAGCAGTTCCTGAGGTTGCTCGATATGGGTCTTCTCAGGTGACTATTGCTGAAAGTGACAAAGGTGGCAAAGTCTCTGACAGAGCTTTTGAAAAAGAGTTCTCAGCGCTTGCCAATGAGAATGGGTATCATATTGAGTTTAGTACAGAGAGACGCAACAGTTCTATTAGAACTGGGAGATTGAATGCTCTCGGCTACCACATCAGAAGTAATACGAAGTATGCAAGACGCTATGGTGTTCTTGTAAGATCTTAACTGAAAGGAGATACAATTATGGGTGGTTCTGGTTCTAGTTCTGGCAAAGGCGGTGGCGGAGCAGGTGGTGTATCTGCAATGCGTACACGTGCAGAAATTGAAAGTGAAGTCAACAGTATCAAATATCGTACATCTAGAGGAGTTTCTAGTGCGGAGTACGATAATGGCAATACATATGCAGAAAGTAGCATTCGCAAAACCCCTGATGGATATAGAGCAGATGTGTATGCGGATAGTGGGCAGACTCACTATTATAAGACACTGTCTACTCAAGCGAAAGCAAAAAGTTGGGCAAAAGGCACTATTTCTGATATTGCTTATGAAGATGAGCGCAAAACATATGAGATGACTAAAAAGAGAAGAGGAGGCACAAGTATGGGCAGTTCCAAAAGCATTGGAAAAGCTCGTACAAATAGAAGTAGCAATACTTCTCAAGCACAAAGGAATCCAAGCAGTGCCCCTATTGGTACAAAGTTGAGTATGGGTGGGTATACTTATACTAAGACAAAGAATAACACTTGGGTCACTTATGGGCCCACACGTAAACGATCGCAAAACCGTAAAGATGCAGACATCAAACGTGTATTTATGTGAGAAGGTGAACTAAGTGACCAAACATGAAATACAGCAAAGAGAATACACTACATGCTATTGATTTGGAGGACTGATAATGGCGTTGACAAATTTTATCAAGTTGTCATCTGAGCAAATTCAGACTCTTCAGCGTCAGACTAGCATTCCCTACTTCATCTACAATGATGAGATCTCTGGCATCTATGGGTCTGCACTCCTTGCTGAGCTTGGAAGTCTTATCAAATACTATGAGATCTATGAAAAGGGAAGCTCTTTTGCGACTGAGGGCAGCAACGGTGACTACACTCCAAGCCAGCTTCGGTACAAGAAGATCCATAGTCTGATTGACAAAGAGGCACGGTTCCTGTTTGCAAAAACTCCGGACTTCTGGATTGATGTTGATATGGACACTGAGCTGTCCCAGACTCAGAAACAGCAGATCAAGCAGGAGCAGACAATCCTACAGAACCTGGTTGATGCAGTCATCAAGGAGAATAAAGTCTCTTCGAAGCTCATCAAAGCTGCAAAAGACTGCTTCATCGGCAAGCGTGTTGCTCTGTTCATCAACTTCAATGAAAATGGCATAAAGATCACATTCAACCCATCTTTGGAGTTTGTTTTTGAGACAGACCCAGAAGATATCGATGTGATCACCAAACTCGTGTCCTTCTACACTACTGTGGATTCCGCTGACAAAGCTCAGCAGCGTATCTACAAGAAGAAATATTACATTGGTGAGGACAAGATGTGCCACATCATTGAGGAACTCTATGATGGCATGGGCAATGTCGTAGAAACAATCACTCCTGACACAGCTACACGGTTCTCCTACATTCCCGCTTTTGTCATTATCAATGATGGCTTGAGCGGTGATATTCAGGGTGTGTCTGAGGTTGATCAGCTGGATGAATACGAGCAAGCATATTCCCGTCTGGCAAATGCTGATCAGGATGCTGAGCGAAAGGGCATGAACCCTGTGCGCTATGCTATCGACATGAACCCAAAAACAACTCAGGGTCTGTCTACAGCAGCAGGTGCATTCTGGGATCTGGCATCTGATGATCAGGGTGCTTCGGAGAGGGTTGGTACAGTCGGCGTTCTGTCTGCACCTATGGAGTACACAAATGCTCTGACAACAACCCTTAACCGAATTGAAAATACAATGTACAGCCAGATGGATATGCCCAATACAAGCCCAGAGGCACTTCAGGGTGTTGTATCTAGTGGCAAAACCCTGAAAGCCATCTATTGGGGTCTGATCGTTCGTTGTGATGAGAAGATGCTGGCTTGGAGACCTGCCTTGGAATCCATGGTGAGAACAATCATTGAGGGTGCCAAGCTCTATCCTGAGTTCTGTTCCCGATACACAAACGGAGAAGCACTTCCTGATATTGAGTATTCTATTCGAGTTGACAATCAGTATCCACTTCCTGAGGATGAAGCCGAGGAGAAGCAGGTTGACCTGGCTGAGGTGAACGCTCAGACAATGAGCAAGAAGGCATATATGGTCAAGTGGCGTGGGCTGACTGATGATGAAGCTCTGGACGAACTGAAGCAGATCGCCCTCGAACGTCAGCTCCTGGAGGATAGTTTCATGCCCACAGAACAGACCCAGCCACAGGGTAAAGAAACTGGTCAGGAGAAAACAGAACCCTCCACAGGGGATCCAAGCTCTGCTGAGGATGACACTACTCCAGAGGGTGTATAATAAGGAGCCACGACTATGTCTACCAACTTTGATGCATCAATGAGGAGGGGCATGACTCGTGGCTCCTCTTCTCTTTTAAATCTTAAGAGTGCAGAAGAAGTGCGCTTGAATGTATCAATCAAACAGCAACGAGAAATTCGAAGCATGTACAAAAGACTGGCTCAGCAAGCACGAGAACAAGCTGAAAAGCTCAAAAACAAGGGTAACATCAGTTCTGTTCTTAGACAAGAGTACCTTAACAAGCTAGCAAATCAGCTCACAGATGCCAGTGATGAAGTTGGTCAAGAGATTGATCGGGTCATTCGATCAAGCATGAAAACAACTGCTCAAGGAGTTGTTGACGCCCAAAGAAAGTTTCTGTCTAAGATTGGCATGTTTGGTATTGAGGGTGCGTTCTCTCATGTACCAAATCAGATCGTCACAAGTATTGCTACAGGAAACATCTACAATGACAATTGGACTCTTTCAGCAGCAATCTGGGGCATGTCTAAGAAGACCCATAAAGACATCGACAAGATCATTGCTGAGGGTGTTGCATTAAACAAAAGTGCTTATGACATAGCCAAGGATCTTGAGAAGTATGTCAATCCTGTAGCACGAAAAGAATGGGACTGGAGCAAAGTCTATCCTGGTACAAACAGAGTCATTGACTACAATGCCCAGCGCCTGGCACGAACCCTGGTTGCTCATGCTTATCAGCAGAGTTTGGAAAGAACTTGTGAAAAGAATCCATTTGTCACAGGATACAAGTGGGTGTCTGCAAATTCTGACCGAACTTGTGAGCTCTGCAAGGAGCGAGATGGTCAAATCTATGAAAAGGGTGATCTGCCTTTGGATCATCCAAATGGCCTGTGCACATTCATTGCTGTGATTCCAGACAGCATGACAGACATCTCGAATCGTTTGGCAGATTGGGTGAAAGGAAAATCGGATTCTGCACTGGATGAATTTGCAAAGTCTTTGAGAAAATAGTTTCAAAATTCTCTTTACATTTTTGTGCAGATGGAGTATAATAAAATAGAGTCTATTTGGAGGGTGTATTATGAATCAAAGTCGTTGCAAACACGATGACTGTTTCACTTGTCCATATCCTGATTGTATTGCTGGGGTCACTCATTTGAAAGGCGAGGAGCTGCCAAGAGAATATGATGGGAAGAAAGGTGGCTACACTCCAAAACAAGGTTACAGACAGCCATACTGCTGTAAGGGACTCAGGGAAGATCACTGATTTCATGCCTTGGCATGTTTTGATGGTTCGGTTCACCAGCTGGGCGAACAGAAATTCAAGCTGGAATTATGCACACCGGATGCACATTTCCGGAGATAGGAGATCACAATGCGAAAACTGACAATGTTTGGGAAGCCTATTTTGGTTATGCTAGCTCCTGACGGGGCTGGTGCACCTGCTGGTGATGGTGGCTCTGGTGACGCTGGCGCAAACGGCACTGGTGCAAATTCCAGCACTGGCGATGGCTCTGGACAGGAAGGAAACAAAACCTTTACACAGGAAGACATCAATCGGATCGCTGCCAAAGAGAAAGCTGAGGGTCGTCGTGCTCTTCTCAAAGAGTTGGGCATCGAGGACACTGAGGATTCTCGAAACGCCATCAAGGCTTATCTCACTCAGCAGGAGAACCAGAAGTCTGATCTGCAGAAAGCCAACGAACGAGCAAGCAAAGCTGAAAAGGCCCAGGCTGATGCAGAAGCAAATGCTCTGGCAATTCAGCGAAAATATGATGCCCTGGCAGCTGGTGCAAAAGCGGACACCATCGATGATCTGATGGCTCTGGCAAGTACCAAGGTCAATGACAAAACCGATTTCAAGTCTGCTCTGGAACAGGTGAAAAAAGCATATCCTGTCTTCTTCAATGAAGCTTCTCAGACAGGCACAGTTGGAACAGGGCGATCTACGAACCCTGCGAGAAATACCAATGGTCACCAGATGTCTATGGGTGAGCGACTGGCCAAGTCTCGCATGGGTGATACCCAAGCAGAAAATCCGTTCTTCAAGAAATCATTTTAAGGAGGAATAAAACATGCTGAATCAGTCTGGCATCACAACCAAAACAGCAGTCACTCCAAAGAGTATTCTTTGGGCTCCGGAAAATGCCATTGCCTTCTCTTGTGTCGTTGCAAAGAGCAAGAAGCTGCTGGCTGGCACTCCAATCGCTGGTGATCTGACTGCCCGAAACACTGGCTTCACAGCTGCACAGACCACTTCCGGTGCTTCCGATGCTGTGGGTCTGCTGCTGCACGAGGTCGATGCTTCTGGTGCAAAGCAGAATGGCACTGTTCTGGTCGCTGGTGTGGTAGACCTTAACAAGCTGGATTCTACCACTCAGGCACTGATCACCACAGAAGTCAAGGCTGCTCTGAAGCACATCATTTTTGTGAAGTAAAGTCTTTACAATAATGTAACCAACAACCACAAGGAGGAATACACATATGACAATTTTCGAACTTGTCACTGCCAGTGAGCTGGTTGCCTACTGGAATACAATGGCAAATCAGCGTGGTCCATATCTGGGTGAGTCTCTGTTTCCCGCTCGCAAGAAGCGTGGTCTGAATCTGAAGTGGATCAAGGGTTCCAAGGGTCTTCCCGTCGTACTGAATCCCAGCGCCTATGATGCCAAGGTCAAGATCCGTGACCGCATCGGCTTCAGCACCGTTTCTACCAACATGCCGTTCTTCAAGGAGGGTGTCCTGATCGATGAAGAAACTCGTCAGGAGCTGAACATGGTTCTGGAGACTAACAATCCCGCTTATGTGGATTCGGTCATGAACAATGTTTTCGACGACGAGACTCGACTGCTGGATGGTGCTCGTGCCCAGCGTGAGCGCATGCGTATGCAGCTGCTGACCACTGGTCTGATTGCAATCAGTGCCAATGGCCAGGACTACAACTATGACTATGGCATCCCCAGCACTCACAAGGTTCAGACCACCATTCCTTGGTACAACCCTGCTGCTGACATCATGGGTGATATCAGAACTTGGCAGGATCTGATCGAGGACGAGACTGGTGTTCGTCCTACTCGTGCTATCTGTGATCGTGCCACTTTCAACTACTTCCTGAAGAACGATGCCATCATCAAGAGCAATTTCGTTCTGTCCAACGGTCAGGCTGCTCTGAATGAGCCTATGGTTCGTCGTTATCTGCAGGAGAATCTGGGTCTGACTATTGAGGTCAACACCAAGAAGTTCGTTGACGAGGCTGGTGCCACCAAGCCGTTCATTCCTGTCAATACTTTTACCATGATCCCTGAGGGTGATCTTGGCAGCACTTGGTTTGGCACTACTCCTGAGGAATCCGACCTGATGGCTGGTCAGATCGGCAACAGTACTCAGGTTGCTATCACCGACACTGGTGTTGCCGTTGCTACACACGGTCAGTTTGACCCAGTCAATGTTGAAACCAAAGTTTCCATGATCTGCCTGCCCAGTTTTGAAGCTGCTGACCAGATTGTCATCGCCGATGTTTCTTATTCCGGTGAGTGATCGGAGGTGACCTGAATGATCACTATTCACAAAGGCGATCTGATCGCGAAAGTTTCTGCTGGTGCATTTGAAACCATCTTCAAAGACCAGGGCTGGTCTACAGACGACCACAAGGATCCCATCATCTCTGGTATGAACCTGCCTGACCCAGATCATGAAGACGTCCTGGAGGACGAAATCACCAATGAAGATGAGGATCTCTCTGAGCGCCCACTCAGCTCTTTGTCTTTGGGTGAACTTCGCCAGTTGGCTGCGCAGTATGGTATCGATGCCGAGAACATGCGTTCCAAGCGCGAGATCAGAAACGCAATTCGTGAGACAATGAACGAGGAGGACTGAAATGGCTGCAGGCATTGAAGAGCTGAAGATGATCTGTCGTGAAGAAGATGTTCCGTTCTTCAGTGATGCAGAGCTTCAGTACCATCTGGACCGTGCTGGCGGAAATATTGACTTGGCTGCATATAACTGTCTTTGCATAAAGGCAGAAGACACAACCTTAACCATAAGCGGGTTGACTACTGCAGACAGCAGCAAGTATTTCCGTCGCATGGCTTCTAGATATCGACCCACGAACAGTGGGATCCTTATGGGTGATAACTGATGAAGACCCCGAAGTTTCAACCTCACAAGGTCAAACGCATGATTGACACTTTTGGGGTTATGTACCAATTCAATCGTGACAAACTCAATGCGTACAAGGAATCTACTGGCGAGCAAGAACTTATTGCTGAGCTCAAAGGTGTGCTTCATTCTACTGCCAGTTATGTCACGAAAACAGCTACAGATGGTTCCACAATCACTGCAAAGCAATCTCCCCAGATCTTGACAAATGACCCAAAAGCAAAACTCTTGCATATTGATGACAAAGTCATCATTGACAATTGTACTTACAAAGTCACAGGTGTCCTTGACATCAATATGCTTGGGTTGGCTTTTGATATCTCACTGGAAGTGGTTCTATGGCAGGGATAAAGTTTGATGCTGAATCATTGTTAAATGGCCTTCAGGGAGCTCCGGACAAAGCTGACGATGCAATTCGGATGTATGCCGAGACTGGAGCACTCAAACTGCAAAATTATGCCAAGGAGCACAGACCGTGGACTGATCGCACTGGAGCAGCTCGGCAGCGTCTAAAAGGTGATGTCCTTACAGTGGCAACTGGTTACAAACTGCGACTGGCGCACGGTGTTGATTATGGTATTTGGCTGGAGCTGGCTCATGAAAAAAGATTTGCAATAATTCAAGACACCATCCGAGAAGTTGGACAAAATGAAATTCTGCCAGGGTTTGAAAACCTCTTGGACAGATTGAAATAAAGGAGTGACACGCCATGGCTGGTGAAACCCGATACATGGATATCTATGATCACTTGGTTGCCAAGGGATTTGATGTCTATACTCCGGCTCAGCACAAAGGGGAGTGTGTCACTCCTTATATTGTTGTCAAAGGAGCCGGAATGAACCAAGCTGGGAACTATTCGTCTAACCAGCATTTGTATGACATTCTTTGCTATGTACCCAAAGATCAATACACATATCTTGAAAAGTATGTAGAAATGATGGAAGATGCAATGAGGGAACTCGAGCCAATGATTCGCCCAATGCACTACCAGACCGCTCCATATTATGATGACTCTGTCAAGGGTCATATGGCATCCGAACAGTTCTGTAACTATCGACGAATGAAATAATCTATACAAGGAGGAAATTGTTATGGCTACAAAAAAGGGCAACGAAGTTGCAACTATCGATGTGGCAATGGTCACATGCAAGCCCAAAGGCAAGACTGATGAGATCGCCCTCACAACTGCTACAGAAGTCGGTCTGTCGGTTCAGTCCGAAACTACTGATGCTGTAAAGCTGATTGTCAAGGGTGTTCTGATTGCTCAGAAGCGTGAGCAGGTCACTATCACTGGCAATACCATCACTCTGACCGATAATGTGTTCAACGCTGAATTGGTCAAGATCCTTCAGGGTGGCATCATCAAATACTGGACCACTGCTGATCAGACTACAGAGGGCGATGCTGATGCTGGTTTTGGTGTCAGCAGTTATACACCGCCTGTCGCTGGCTCCAAAGAAGAGGTCGAGGAGTTTGAGTGCAGCATCTACACCGCCATCTATGACGCTGCTGGCCTGATCACTGGCTATGAGAAGTGTGCTTATCCGCACTGCAAGGGTGTTCCCATTTCTTTCAGTGCCAAAGATGACGAGTTCCGTGCACCAGAGTACACAATCAACAGCGCTCCAGCAAATGGTGAACCACCATACAAGATCACTTATGTCAAACAGCTGCCAACAGTGGGGGAATAAAGGATGGAAGTAACAAGTCTTGAAGCTCTGAAAAGTTATTCTATGGGTCAGCTGGTGGAACTTCCACCTTTTGCCGAGGGTCAGACCTTTGTGGCCCGCCTGAAGCGTCCTTCCATGCTCGCGCTTGTTAAAGCAGGTCGAATTCCCAACTCTCTGCTGCAGTCGGCCAATACTCTTTTCATCAGTGGTACAATGGATGAAAAGAACAAAGGCGCAATGAGTGATGTCATGGAGATTCTCGATACTGTCTGTGATGCATGTTTCGTTGAGCCAACCTATCAGCAGATCAAGGATGCAGGCATTCAGCTGACTGATGATCAGATGATGTTTGTGTTCTCCTACTCCCAGAGAGGTGTTAAGGCACTCGACCCATTTCGTCAGGAGCCCAAGGATCTTGCAGCTGCTGGGAGTGGCACAGAGGTATAAAGTCAGGCCATCCCAGTTGTTGGGTGATCTTGATGAATACACCTCATATTGCTTCGATGAGGCATGTGTCCTGATCATGTCTCATCTTGACAATAAAGAGGAGCCAAAGTTTATTACACATGTAAAGACTTTGAGCAGTTTGTATGCAAAATATGAGTGATTGGAGGTGGTTCTTTGGCTCTTGATTTGGGTTCTGCAGTCGGGTATTTGCTGCTTGATACAAGTAGCTTCAAAAAGGGTCTGGCAACTGCTTCACAAGACATGCAGACGTTTTTCGACAAAAGCACAAAAGCTGGGGACAAAATGACTGCCCTCTCCTCTGCGATGGGAAAGACGGGATCTACCTTAACAAAGACCGTGACACTACCTCTTGTCGGTCTTGGCACGGTCTCTGTAAAAACAGCTGCAACCTTTGAATCTGCTATGTCTCAGGTCCAGGCAACAATGGGTCTGACTGCTGACAGTACATCTGAATTGAAAGGTCAGACTGTAAACACCATGGACTCCTTGAGCTCCCTGGCAAAACAGATGGGTGCTGAAACAAAGTTTTCCGCAACAGAAGCAGCTGAAGCTCTCAATAATATGGCCATGGCTGGCTATGATGTCAATGAAATCTATGATGCCTTGCCTGAAGTCTTAAATCTGGCTTCCGCTGGTGCACTTGATCTGGACTATGCTACTCAGCTTGCAGCCAACGGTCTGAATGTCATGGGCTATGGCACAGATCGCTTGTCTGAGTTGTCTAATAAACTGGCTGTCACAGCATCTAGTGCTTATGGTTCCGTCTCTGACTTTGGTGAAGGGCTTCTGGTCGCAGGTGGTGCAGCAAAATCTGCAAATCTTAATTTTACAGATATTTTCACTGCCTTGGGCATCCTTGGCGATGCAGGTATTTCCGCATCAGAGGGTGGTACAAAACTTAGAAATGTGATCCTGAGTTTGTATGCACCCACAGATATAGCTGCAGAAGAGCTTAAAACACTGGGCATCCAAACCAAAGATGCAGATGGAAATGTCCGAAACTTTCAAGATGTCCTCAAAGACTTGAGTGGCGCTCTTGATGGGTTGTCTGAGTCTGACCGACTCAATGCTATCAATACTATCTTCAACAAAGCAGATATTGCGGGTGTTAACGCACTTCTTTCCAACTGCACAGACCGTTGGGATGAGTTGAGTTCTACAATTGACAACGCTGGTGATGCTGCTGAACAAATGTCGGACACCCAATTGGACAACCTTAACGGTCAGTTGACTATTCTTATGTCTGGTCTAGAGGGATTGGCGATTGCGTTTGGTGACGCACTTTTGCCTCTTGTCAAAGATGTTACAGCATTCATTCAAAGTGTTGTGACATGGTTGAATAACCTTAACGACGAGCAAGTTCAAACGATTACAAAAGTTCTAGAGTTCGCAGCAGCACTTGGACCAATTCTGTTGATTGGCAGTAAAGTCGTCGCAGGATTGAACAGTATTGCTACTCTCATCACAAATTTTGCACCATTGGTGTCAGCTTTTGGCTCGACAATCGCAGGTCTTGCAGTGCCAATCCTTGCTGTCATCGGAATCATTGCTGCGTTGAAGCTTGCTTGGGATAACAACTTCGGCGGCATGCGAGATAAACTTACAGAATTTGCTGACACAGTGACTGACAGAGTAACTGTCATTGCGAACTTTCTACAGACCGTGTTTACAGCTTTTATGGGTGTTATAACAGAGCTGTGGAACAGCAACTGGATGAACATTCGTCTGATCTTTGAAGATGTTTGGAACGCAATCGAAACAATCTTCAGTTCCGTGATTGCAATACTGACAAATGCAATCTCTCTGTTCTTAAACGTCATCACTGGAAACTGGTCTGGTGCATGGGAAAACATCAAAGCCATCTTTGGTGCAGTATGGGATGCAATTGTCTCTTTGCTGAATCTTGGGCTGGATTCCATCCTGAACCTTTTCGGTGTGATTTTGCCTTCGATTGGACAAGCTGCAACAAATGCATGGAACGCAATAAAGACTGCATTTGTAAATGTGTGGAACAGCATTATAGGGTGGTTTAAAACAGCAATCAATGACCCAGAAGAAATCTTGCTGACGCTGGTTCCAAAAATGCTCGCTGCAGGTGCACAGATATTCAATTCCCTTTGGGATGGATTGAAAGGTGTCTGGGAGAGCATCACTTCTTGGGTCTCGGATTGTGTGGATTGGATTACTGAAAAAGTCACTTTCTGGCAGAAGCAGAGCGACAAGGTCTCTCAATCCTCTGGGTCTACAAATGGTTCTCACGCAAGCGGTCTTGACTATGTACCGTTTGATGGCTACAGAGCAACACTTCATCAGGGTGAACGAGTGCTCACCCAGGAGGAGAACAAATACTACAACAATGGCTATAGATCTGGTGGGGACACATTCAACTTCTACAGCCCAGAAGCTATTGATGCGGTCACTGCTGCTCGTGAGTTTAAGAAAGTTCAGCGTCAACTCGCTGAGGGTGTTTCGTGAGGTGATTATCTATGGTTGATTCTATTGTGCTCATCAATAGGAGCTTCAACAACCAGAACATGGTCACGGAGCTCCCAATAAATCAAAATAACAGAAAATATGTACTTGACTACATTGATTGGGGTGCCATCCAAAGCACTCGAAAAACTTACAAATTCATAAACCAAATCGGTGTCTATGTAACTGGCACAACCCTCGAATCTCGTGACATTGCAATCACAGGATGGGTTGTTGCAGATACATATACACAAATGAAAGAAAGGAAAAGATTCCTTAACAACTTTGTCAATCCATTACAGCAACTCACTCTTGTTTACAACGATTATTCCATAGATTGTATTCCTGACACGACTATAAAATATGGATCTGACTATAAAGACAACAATGAGGTGCTCTGCAAATTTGTTGTAGATCTATTCTGTCCTGATCCGTTGTTCTATACATCTCAGTCAAAACAAGCAAGCATCGCAGACTGGTTGCCAAAGTTCCATTTTCCCTTGGTCATTCCTCAGAATGAGGGTATTATCATGGGTCTTAGATCACCATCTGTCATCATTAAAGTGAACAACCCTGGTACAATTGATACAGGTATGACTGTTGTATTTCATGCAAGAGGTACAATTGTAGACCCATATCTCATCAACATCAACACCCAAAAACAAATCAAGTTTGAGCACACCATGGAGCCTGGAGAAACACTTGAGGTCACAACTTATGTGAACAGAAAGGCTGCAAAGAAAATAAGTGGTGGTGTTACAACAAATGCCTTCAACTATCTTGACTTCGAGAATAATGAATTCATTCAGCTGGCTCCAGGAGATAACTATCTACGATATGGTGCTTCTTCCGGAATGAGCAACTTGGAGATTAAAATTGAGTATCGGCCGCAATACCAGGAGGTGCAGGAATAATGGACTTCTATGTCTTTGACCAAGACTACACTCTTCTAGGTATTCTAGCAAGTCCAATCTCTGTAACATATACAGAGAAGTACAACGATCTCGGTGATTTTCAAGTGAACCTGCCAGTGGATAAAATCAATCGAGAGCTCATAAAATCAGATAATATCATTCTCTTTGACAAGGAAAAAGGCATCGCAGGAATCATTGGTATTATCTCGTCTGATGGTGAGTCCGATGATTCACCTCAGATTGTTGCCAAAGGCAAACTCATTGAAGAATACATATATCGCAGAATCTGTTGGGGATTGTTTTCAATAACAGAGACACCTGAGAACATTATCTATAATATGCTCACACAGCAAGTGATCTCTCCGTCCGATACAGAAAGAGCAATTCCGGATATTGTACTTGGGACTGCTGCTCTTGCAGACACCGAGAAAGTTTCTTATCAAAACACAGGTGGCAATGTTGGTGACAGCATTGCAAGTATCTGTGCATCAAGTGGCATTGGGTTCAGACTTTCCTATCATCCAAGTGATAAACAAATGCTGTTTGAACTGTATGAGGGAAATGATCGAACGATTGAGCAACGAGTATTTCCTCAAGCACTATTCAGTACAGAATATGAAAATATCCTGTCAACCAGTTACAACCTTAACACACAAGACATGAAGAATGTTGCACTTGTGGCTGGTGAAGACTCTGGTGTGGACAGGAAAACAACTTCTGTTGGAGTTGCTTCTGGAAAATCCCGAAGAGAATACTTTGTAGATGCTAGAGATATACAAAGCACGAACTCCGATGGCATGACCATTTCCGCAGAAAACTACATTGCTCTGTTGAAACAAAGAGGCACTGAAAAACTTGCTGATGTAAGAGAATCTCAAAGTTTCGATTGTACAGTGAACACAGTTGGCAATATTCAATATGGTCAAGACTATTTCTTGGGTGATATGGTCACCGTGTATGATTCTTTGCTGAATCTCCAACTGAATGCAAGAATTTCGGAAGTTCAGCATGCATTCACTTCTTTCGGTGAAGAACTTTACATCACATTTGGATTTGGTCCAATGACTCTTACAAAGAAACTTCGCTTGAAAGGAGTGTGAGAATATGTCCGAAAAAAGTGCATTTTTCAATGCCCAGTTAGATGCCAGTACTGGGCAATACGACAGGGTGTATCTTGCAGAGGATTTTGCAGCATATTTCAGTAGATTCATTTCCAATGGTGTATTCCCAAACCCAAGTACAGGTCTACAAGTCGTTGCTGCTTCTGTTCCTAATATGACAGTGACCATGAACATGGGTTATGCATACATCAATGGCTACACCTATGAAAACACAGAAAACTACACATTTAATATTGATGTTGCTGACGGTGTTCTCAGCCGATTGGATGCCATCTTCATTCGATATGATCTGGCAAAGCGCGAAATCAAAGCATACAAAGCAAAAGGAACACCAAGTGCTGCTCCAGTAGCTCCTGCACCTTTACGAACTGAAGACTACTGGGATCTCTGTGTTGCAATCATTCATGTTGACGGTGGTATCACAAAAATTGACCAATCCCTTATTGAGGACACTCGTATGAATACACCTCTTTGCGGGATCGTACATGGGATTGTTGACCAGATTGATACAACGACTTTGTATAAACAAGTTCAGCAAGATCTGACAAATTTCCAGACTGTGAGCCAGACAGAGTTCAATGCTTGGTTCGAATCTATCAAAGACAAACTATCTGGAGATACTGCTGCAAATCTGCAAAATCAGATTGATGCACTTGACCCACAAGCAAAACGAACCGATGTTTTTGCTTCTATGACACACCAGTACTCTGCAACATTGTGGCTGGACGCCTGGGTCCAAACAGCTCATGCGTTCACACAAACAGTAACACTCAGCACCACTACAAATGGCCCAGATGTTACAGCAACAAGTAAAATCATGACCGGACCGATGTGTAAATCTTCTGGTGTTGCAGCAACAGATGAGATTCTGAGAGAAAACCTTAACCTCATAAATGAGGGATATGGCATACTCGGAAATAATAGAATTACAGTGACCGTTACAGAGAAGCCAACTGCAGATATTCCAGTCTATTGGAACATCAAGAAGACAGTTTAATTGGGAGGTATTTATATGAGATTCAAGCTCAATATTCCAGTTCGATTCCGCAATCCTTGGTTTTGGGTCAGCCTTGTTGGTGTGATTCTCACAGCAATGGGCATCTCTCCTGAGATGCTCACAAGCTGGGATGCCGTTGGCCAGGCATTCAAAGATCTGATCTCTAATCCATTTATGTTGGCCACTGTTGCAGTTTCTATCCTGGGTGTCTTCATGGATCCAACAACAAAGAGCATTGGTGATTCTGATCGTGCCCTGAGCTATCATTCTCCAGAATAACTCTTTACAATCATACAGTATAAGAGTACAATATAGTTGGAAAGGAGGATGACCAATGGATTGTAGCAATTGTCCAATGGAGCAGCGAATTGCAAGGCTTGAACAAGAGTTTGCCACTGAAAAAGAACATTCAAGCAAAGCAAGGCAAGCTATCTATGATAAGCTTGAAAGCCATAAAACACAATTGGCTGTTACAGATGAGCGATATAAGCAGATCTTAAATACTCTTAATGAGCTCAAATCTACAGTTGATGAGCTTGCTGACAATCCAGCAAAACACTGGGACACACTCATTACAACTGGCATAACTGCTATGTGCAGCGGAATTGTTGGGTATGTTCTGGCAGCAATGATAAAGTGAGGAGGTTTTTTCTTGGATCCGAAAATCACAGAGGAAATCAAGAAGCAAGAGGATGCCTTGGACCAGAGCATTGCTCTCAACAAGATCACAGTGATGCTTCTTGATGAACGCAAAAAGGAACTCAAAAAGATTTGGGTGTTCTTCTTTGCAGTTTGTGTAGCTTTTGTTGCACTTTTCAGTGTCTTTGCGTACACAACCCACAAGGAGAAGCAGGAGTTGATGACTCAACTCAACGACACCCGTGTAGATTTTATGGAGTACTTGGACAGCATCGAATATACAGTTACAGATGACTATTCTACAGACACAACTCAGACTGTAGAGGGTGATAGTGCAACTATCAACAATGTCGATGGTGAGCAGATTGCTGGCGCAAAGATTGTCAGTACCATTGCTGCCGCTGGTGTAAACAATGTGTCCTGCACAACCCTTGCAAGAGTCTATTGCAGCGATGTCAGCTCCATCTCCATGGTCAATGTTGGTGCCACAGCTATCGATGTGTCCGATGCCAATATGACCATCACTCGTCTCTGCTGATGAATCCAGATCAATATGGGTCTTTTGACAGCATAGCGCTGTTCAATACTATGCTTGGTCTAATCAACATGGAAAAGAACAGTGCTCAGCAAAAGCACCAAGAAGCTCTGGATGCAAAGCTCGATGAAATACTGTCTCATTTAACTGAGATAGAAAGGAGATTAGATCATGGCATATGATACAATAAAAACTTCTGAGTCTGAACGTGATTGGGATATCTGCAAAAAAGCCTACGAAGAAATCAATGGTCGTCAGGTCACAGCACTCATGTTCCACGACCAGATGGCTGACTTCTTTGACTTCCTTGGGTTGATGGGGTTCAAGCGAATGCATGAATATCAGTATGTTGCAGAATCTGCGGAGCACAGAGCAACAAAACGATATTTTCTAAATCACCACAACAGACTCTTGAGTGAAGAGCACATCGAAGACCCAGAAGTTATTCCGGACAGCTGGTACAAATACACCCGATTTGATGTCAGCACACAAGTTCGCAAACAGGCTGTGGAGACTGCATTTGATAAGTACAAGGAGTGGGAGACACAAACAAAAGAGTGCTACGAAAAACATGCAAAAGCACTCATGGAAGCTGGCTATGTCGCAGACTTCATGCGTATAGAAGAGCTGATCTGTGATGTTGACAAGGAGCTCAAGCACCTAGAGCGTCTGACCATCACCCTGAAGTCTGTTGCATACGATGAAGTCTATATTGCAGAGCTTCAACACAGTCTGCATGAGAAGTACAAAAAGAAAATAAAGAAAATTGGTGTCAGTATTTGCTGATACAGCTAGTTCCCTCCCAATCGGGAGGGAATTTTTATTGCAAATTTCGAGAAAAATTGCAAAAACCTCTTTACAATTATGCAATAGGAGAGTATGATAATACTTGTAAAGAAGCTATGAATGTATGGAGGGTTCAACAATGATCTATTTTATTCCTGAAGCCAACTATGAGCGTCTCTGCAAGAAGCTCACCCGAATCTCCAACAAGTGCTCCAAGTACAACTGTGAATTCCATTTTGAAGAGCTCGGAACTGAATTCGTTGAGCAGTACGAAGATGGCAAACTCCTTGGCGCAGAAAAGCACTACAAGATTGATGTTTCTGGCAAAGCCATGATCAATGATTGGGTGTTTGTAGCAACTCTTCAGCACATGCCCAAAGGCAACATCGTTCGGGTGTTTGATTCTCAGGAAGTTCCCAGCTGGGCATACACAGTTGAACCCAAATGTGATCACTGCAAGACCAAGCATAATCGCAAAGACACCTATCTCATTCGCAACACCAAGACAGGTGAATTCAAACAGGTTGGCAAGAGTTGCTTGAAAGACTTCACCAATGGTCTGAGTGCTGAAGATGTTGCCCAGCTAGAGTCCTATATGGACTCCGTCCAGGAGTCTTGCACAAGTACTGGCATCGGACACAAGTATTACACCGATGTCAACTGCTACCTGATGAACGTCGTTGAGACTGTAAAACATTTCGGGTACATCAGCAAAGCAAATGCTCAGATGACTGGCTCTGCTACTTGCTATCGTGCATATACTTTCATGCGCAAAGACCGTTTTGTAGCGGACGAGATGGAAAAGACCAATTACAATGCTGACACCCAGGAAAATCGGGCTGTCGTAGTTGCTGCTCTTGAGTGGCTCAACAAGCAAGAGGACGAGTTTGGGTACATGCACAATCTCAAGTTGGCTTGTTCTCAAATGTACTGTGAAACTCGCGATCTTGGTATCATTGCCTCTCTCATCCCCACCTACAATCGTGCACGAGAAAAGGAGCTCGAAAAAGAAAAAGCTCAAAAAGCAAGCAGCAACAGCAAATGGGTTGGTGAAGTTGGTGAGCGAATCACCATTACTGGGAATTGCAAATGTGTCACATCTTGGGAAAATCAGTTTGGTGTGACCTATGTGTACAAGTTCACGACCGAAGAGGGAAATGTATTCACTTGGAGAACTGGAAAAAGTCTCAGCGAGGGTGCTCTCACTCTCAAAGGCACCATCAAAGCTCACAATGAATTCCGTGGTGCAAAGGAAACTGAACTCACTCGTTGCAAAGTGGTATAAAACAAAGGACGGGATCAATTCCCGTCCTTATTTTTTGTGATGTACTCAATCACATCTTGCTTCGATTTTAATGCAGCCAAAATCTGCCGATCTTTACTGGGCTTCTTTGGTATGTCTGCAATAATATGATAATATACAACAGGTCTTGTTTGTCCTGGGCGATGAATACGCTTCTTGCTCTGTAGATACATAGCCAGACTTATGTTAAGGCTGTAGTATATACAGTATCTTGCACGAGTTAGATCAATACTCTCACTGCCAGATCTGTATTGTACAGCAATGATCTCAGCATTTCCAGACTTCCATTTTGCCATTGTGTCCATGACACCAGAGACTTCAGTGTATCTTCTATTGAGCTTTTTGCAGACAGTTTGAATTTCATCAAAGTCATGTCGAAAAGTGGCAAAGACAACGACAGGCTCGTCCTGTTTGAACCCTGAGAGAATATCCTCAAGAACCTCCGCTCTATCATGATCAATGACCTCGACAGCCTTGAATCCCTCTGGGTCCTCTACAGGGATGAACCCTGAGCAGACTTGCTGAAGCCGGAGAGTCTTGCTGATGACTGCCTTGATCTCTGTTGCGCCAGATTTGCCCAAGTACAGCCCATCGTCTTCGAGATCATGATAGACTTTCTGTGCCACACGAGACAGGGTGAAACTGCGAATTATGTTCAACCTTTTTGGCAATTCTACAGAGGATTCGATTGTGAACGCACAAGAAAACATCTTTTCTTTCAGGTCATCCAGATTCTTGTAGGGTTGCTTCTTGTTAAGGCATGTATATCCAACCTTTGCAGTCCTAACGATGTCCACATTTTGATACTTCTCCTTGAAGTCTGAGAAGCTCGTCCCAAAGATCTCTGGGTCCAAGAATCTGTACTGGGCATATATGTCCATAGGATTCTCTGCCAGAGGAGTACCTGTTACAAGGAATCTGTGAGGAACAATCTTAGACAATCTTCGCAAGCACATAGAGCATCTACTCGATGGAGTTTTGATTCGGTGACTTTCATCACAAATAACAAACTCAAGACCAGCACTTTTTCGGAACAGAGTTTTCTCGAATTCTGGTCGCCAGATACTCTCATAGTTCACGATGATTATCATGGGCTCCTCCTGGATCACCCTGGATCCTCGTGGAGCGAGTGTATTCAACAGCTGAACCTTTCCCTGGGTAGACAGGAAACGCACGTTGTGGATGAAATTTGGGCATATATCTGTGTGTATTTTGAACTGCTGCTCCCAGACTTCACAGGCTTTCGGTGGTGCTACAATTATCCCACGCTTCCACCCTTTGTTTACAATAAGATCCATCATCACTTTTGTTTTGCCTGTTCCTGGGTCTGTGTAAAGGGCACCACAATCTCGACCCATGAGATAAGACAGAGCCTTGAGCTGATGTGCCCAAGGCTTGGTCTTAAAGATGAATCCTTTGTATTTCCTCAGCATTCCTGGAACCGATCACGAAGTCGGCTCTCAATAGCATTCATTTTGGTGAGGATCGCTTCTCGTTGTTCAGGTGGCAGTGCCTTGCCCTCTTTACTGTTAAGGCGCTGACGCAACCTGCGAGATTCAATGTTGCTGTAGAATATTGGATATTCTCTACGACAGTATGGGCATTTCAACATATGCTCAATGACACCATCACCCAACTTCTTCTCCTGTGGCTTGGAGCAGACAAAGGATTTCCCACAACCTTTGTCACAGACCACCTTGACAGATTTTTGTTGTTTCATTCATACTCCTCCAGCATGGATTCAATAGTTGTATTGTTTTTCGATGACGCGACAAAAGCAATCATCTTGTCGCTGTATTCATGAAGAAAGTGAGGAAGAATTGAACCATCCCTCCGAAAGACAATCTTAATGTCATCTATGGTATATGCAACCATTACAAGGGCACCAGCTTTTTGCCAGCGCAAAAGATCATACAGTTGCTTCTTGCTGGGTACATTTCCATGATCAGGGACTTTCAACTCAATGCGGAAAGATCTGCCATTGATACACCCATTGATATCTGCTCTGCCAGACTGAGCACTATTCCCCGACACATTCTCAGCAACACACCCATTGATGCTGTTAAGGTACACAAGAGCCTGGGACTGAAAAGATGATTCCTTTGGCATGTAGATCAAACTCCTTTCTTCAAGAACTCTCCATATGATTTGTGAATGGCAATATTCAGATCCTTGTGATTCACATCAAGTCTATGACACCAATAGAGAAAGTCTTGTTCTACTGGAATTGCCTTGTCATCAATGTAAAGGTCAGCAAAAACTTTCCTTGTGTCATTGTTGTAGAGCGCAATCACCTCAGGAATATTTGTATTGATTGCATCAAATACAATTCCTTTCTGGTGACAATAGGAGACAGCATCAATGAGATTTTTGCCATCTCTGGATGTCCAAAGAATCACTCGTACACCCTGTGCCTGAAGAGCTTTTACAAGGCTGAGCATCCCCATATTGGGCTCCCCAATCTCGGGGAATTTGTCTTCTACCAAAGTACCATCGAAGTCGATAGCAACAATCTTCGGCAGATCATTGTTTGTTTTGTTCATATTTGATAGTCTCCTCTTTCATGTGGAGTGAAGTCCAATTTTTTATGACCCCATCCATAGGAAGTGCTGCATGTCCAAGAGTTGGACTGAATAACTCAAAGTATCTATCTTGATATGCGATGTAGATGGCTTTTTTCACATACTCCACATCGCTCTTCCGAGCCATTTTGAATGTAAGATCGAAATCTTCTTTGCACCATTTTCGGATCCAAACACTGATGTCAAACCCATCGGTGTTTGTTGCTTTTGAGAATGCATCCCAGACTTCTACTGGCACATAGCAAAAATGAATCCAAATGATCCCTCGATCACTTATGACTTTGGACAGGACTTTCCTGTACACCGCTTTCGAGTTTGGGCTTCTGTGTCTCATTTCCACCCTCCGGAGTCTTCTCACTATCTGGCAAATTGCGCTCGTAGATATGTAGCGAACCTGCCTGATGAGTGTATGTACCAACATCAACACCCAAGGTCATTGCCATCATCACCTGCATGGAGCAGAAGCTGAACATGTCATATGGTACACCAGTCCAAACATCATTGGAGCGCATTGTTGTTGTCAGGTTAAGGCGACCGTCACGAAGCAAGAACTGGAGCGACAATGTACACGGAGTATCTTTGGTTGCATCACTCATGGGTCGAGGATTTTTGATATGAATGACTGCCTGGCGACTATTTGGGTCAGCCTTGAGACGATTGATCACATCCTGCCACTGATCAAACCCATAGAACTGCTGAATCTTGTGACCATAGCAGCTGTTGACCGTTTCTCCGTCGTCACTCATACGATCCCAAGCAGAGCTGAAGAGACTGATGTCTTTGAGCCTGTTAGACCCAGAGAGATACCACAGCAACTCTCCGACAGCATATCGCATGGGCATCTTGCGAGCTTCACTCTTGACAATCATGCGAGTTGGGTCTTTGACAACAGTGATGGCGTTGATAACCTCAGCAGCCACAGCTCCGTCTCGAGAAGCAGAAGTCCTCTTGTTCATACGATGCTGAGCCAGCAGAACAGCAAACCAATACTCCCATGCGCTGTTGACATCATTGACAACTACATAATTGTCAATGTCAGCATCACCACACATACGACTACTCTTGTTGTAAAGGGATGCGAGTTTGTACTCTTTTACAACATTATTGAAGTCTTCCACATTAAACAGCAAGCTCATTTCAGGTCCTCCAAATTTCAATCTGCAGAGTTGAATTCCCCATGACTTCGTCAAATCTCTTCATCAGTTCTTTGACAGGATACATGGGAGTTTCGTTGCGCTTGTTAAGGCGCTCTTCGATAGTCTTTTCTTGAGCGGTGACATAGATCACCTTTGCACCACGAGCAAGCATAGCAATCTCCAGATGATAGAGATCTTCTTTGCTCAGTTTCCGATCCTCTGGGGCTTGATAAACGAACTGACCATAGCAGAACCGATCGGCAATCACATTCTCACTTGTGGCTGCATCGAGAATATGATGGAAATAACGATAGTCGTTTGGAGTGTCCTTTGTGCAATGGATAATACGTGCATTCAAGATTCTTGCGAGCTTTCTGGCGATGGTACTTTTACCAACACCATCAACTCCTTCCAATACAATGAGCATTATTTGCTCCTTTCTGCTGCCTTGCAGACAGCTGCAATGATTTGATCTTGTCTCTTCTTGGGCAATCTATAAAATATGTTTGTATTCAGCAGCATGTATCCTGAACCCCAAGAGAAACACATTTGGTCTTTGCCTTTGATTGGCTCCATTTATATTTTACTCCTCCCAAGAACGCTTGTAAAGAGTTTTGCATAAACACTTGTTATTTTTTGAAATACTTCGAGCATAGTTCAGGATCTTGTCATTGGGCTCTGGCACTTCCTCTTCTGCAGGAATATGACCACCTCGAGGCAACAACCCAACACGATGACTCATAGCATTGCATCCATAGCAGGGCTTGAAACTTCGCTCCCCTGCATACAGAAGAATCCGAGCAGCTTCAAACCGTTTGCTGTACCAGATGTCCTCAATGCTTTGCTCCATTATATTGCCAATTGGGTATTCACCACGGAAGTCATTACAGCAGATCGCCACAGAACCATCGTAGCGGATCGCCAGCTCTCTGAAAGGACGAGCGCACCGTTTACCTTGATAAGACATATCAAGAGGTCCAGCTGCTCCACAGTGGTTGCACAGATGACGATTGATGGCTTTCTTCTTCTGGATCGGAGGATTGAACAACACTCGGAAGCCATTTGGGTTCGTACTATACAAAGGAACCTTTCGTGCCAGATGCTCAATCTTCAGATCAGGTACATCTTGAATAGCATCTTCAATCGTTCGAGCATCGCCTTTGTCGGAATAGTAGTCAATGATCAAATCGTTAAGGCCAGCATCTCTCAGAGCATAAACTCGATCAACAATAGTCTTCTGGTCTGCAACCATGCCAAACCCATTGACAATGCCATAGCCATTACTCATCATGGACATAACTGTGTTGGGAAAAGTCTTTCTGAACAGCTTGATTATTCTAACTGCATTTGGGTTAAGGGTTGGTTCCCCATGCATAGAAAAAATGATTCTACTGTGCCAGTGCACACGCTTGATCTCAGCAATAATTCGCTCCGCAGTTTCCCTCTTCATACGATACCAAGGTTGAGTGCCTTTCTCTCGCATACCACGAAGACCACAGAAACTACATCCCAGATTGCAGCCCTCATTCAGCTCAATCTGAATAGAATAGGGTGGGCTCTGTTTTCTCACTTTTGTTCCTCCCAGAAACATTTGATTCGTTTACTGCCATGGATCTTATGATAGGCTGTCCAATTGATGTCACCCCACATATAGTCACCATCGGCATCTCTGAAGCTGGTTCGCAGATAGTCTCTTATTGGGTATTTCTGCAACATATTGTACTCATATCGATGAAGCTCTTTCTCTGTCTCCGGAGTACGAATAACACTGTCACATTTTTCACTCACATAGTCATATGTAAGACAAGGAATGTTGAAGCAGTGACCACCGTTGGCAAGAATAACAGCACAGAAGCCGATGTCATCACCATGACGATCAAAGATCATATCACGATTGATCTTTGCCTTGTAGAGTCCTTTGACATTCATCAGTGTGACCTGACGAGGAGTTGGACCACAATCGACGATGTACTTCAGCTTAGAATTTTCGACATGCTGGGACATGCGTTGACGACGAATGTTACCCAAATAGACCTTTGGGTATGTCTTGAAGACTTCTCTGCCAATGACACTGGCCATGGTTAAAACCTTTTGCTCAAGAAGAGAGTCTGCTTCTCGATCGGCATGGATGGTATGTTTGGAACAGGGATTTCCAGACCCAGAGAATCCATCATACATGTATGCAAGATTTCGAATATCGTCGTCCATGTCAATGATCATCGAATACTTGTGTTCAACAGCATATTCGTAGATGAACTGACGAGTGCTTGCCAACCCATTGATCGGCAGGTGAAAGTCCTTTGCGATGGGTAGAATATGGAGATTTGGATTTGCCTTTCGATAGGCTTTTGCTTGCTCCGGACGAACAACAATATGAATCTTTTCGATTGCTTCTGGCTCAAAGTTCTTGAACATTTCAGCAGTTACAAAATGAGGTCTGTTGTACGACGGAACAAAAATGTGAGGAAGCTGATTCGCAGACAAACTGTTAAGGCGTCTGTACATTTCTTGCTTTTCCATGAATTTACCTCATAAAAGTGCCCTCCCATGGGCTGAGAGGGCATTTCAGTGATCAGGGTAGATTATTCCTCTTCCCAATCGTCATCGTCGTCCTCGTCATCTTCTTCGACGGGTTCCGGCTTCTTCTTGGTCTTCTTTGCAGGTGCTTTTTTGGCAGGAGCTTTCTTCTTTGGAGCAGGCTTTTCCTCCTCTTCCTCGGAGTCATCCTCATCTTCGTCCCAGTCATCGTCCTCATCCTCTTCCGGATCAGGCTTCTTCTTTGCCGGAGCTTTCTTTGCTGCAGGCTTCTTCTTGGGCTTCGGAGCTTCCTCCTCGACTTCCTCCTCGTCCTCAGTGACATCCTCTTCGTCGAAGCTGTCCTCATCCTCATCGTCATCATCCGACTTGGTTGCACCAGGCTTCAGATAGTCACTCACTCGAGCACGGATCTGACCGTTGTACTCCTCGTGGGTGACGTTGATGTTAAGGGATTTGCCGATCATGTTGTCCAGATCAACAGCGACCTTGCCGTCACACTTCATGCCAATGATCTGCAGCAGAGACTTGAACTTCCACAGAGCATTGTCGGTGAGAACCAGATTGTCAAAGACCTTGACACCCTTGTCATCACCGGAAAGGATCTCAAAGGCAACCTGCAGCATGGGGTCACCACCCTGAGTATTCTTCTCCTGGATGTCAGAGATCTTGACATGATGAACACCCTCGCTTGCGCGCTGGAATGCCTCAACATTGGTAAAATTGATTTTAACTTTGCGTGCCATAATAGATACCTCCAAAATAGTGTTATATTTCCAAAGGCATTATGCCTGTTGGTCAGTAGATTCTTCTTGGTTAAGGCCAAGAATTTTGATGAGCTTCTGATATGTGAGATCACGAACTTGAGCAGGAACTTTCAGATCCTTTGGCTTCTGAAGCTTGGTCCAATAGTATGGGTTCGGACCGATCTGACAGATGTAAGTTGCAATTGTTTTATCAACCCCGTCAACAGTGACTTCTTTCTTCTTGATCAAGGTGTGCAATCCATAATTAGACATTCCTTCGAGGTATGTCCGAGCACCCTTTGTTGTGCTTGGGTGAATATCTGGAAGAATTTCATCTTCCATGCCCTCAAAAGAATCACTGACTTCATGGCAGCTGGCCAACACCCAAGAGTACTCAGCCAAGCGATGACAAAGACGAATGAGCTCTTCTGTTTCGGTTTTCAGATCGCCCCACATCTGCTGGGTCATCTTTTTGTTCTTGTCAAGGGCATTTTCCTTGATCCAGATATTCGTGACCATAGAAAATGTATCAGCGAATACTGTCTTATATTTGAGTTTCCCATGTTCTGCCGAATCGATTAGCTCCTTCAATACTGCAGAAAGCTCTGCAAGATTTTTAATCCGTAAAGCCTTGATACCTTTTTTGGATTTGATGGTATTGCTGCCATCGTCACCGACCTGAAGATATAGCATAGGCTTTGGGAAAGTAGAACCCAACTCTGTTTTGCCAGAGCCGGACTTGCCATAGATCGTGACAAACTTATGCTGACCCAAATCAGCAATGTCAACAACCTGAGAAAGATATCCCATGTGTCACACTCCTTCAATGAACTTTGAGTCCTCACGCTCATGAACTTCGTATTCACGAGCAATGAGATTATCAACATCTCCTTCAGTCAACTCTGTGAAGCAGATGTCTCTATATTCACAGAACTTGCAATCAGGAGTCATGTTTTTTGTCTTGTTCTTATGACCCTGTCGTACAATATCCCGACATGTATATTTGAACCCATCGAAGATATTATCCACCATGGAGGGTACAATATCAAGTTCACAACGGAAGAAGAAATTGCTGACATTATTGGCATACATATTGCCTTGCCGCAAGATCTCAATATCCGTGATGCCTTTGAGCTCACAAGCTCGTCTCCAAGAGAAAGGTGTGATATTGTTGCTTTTTGCCTGGGAGAATTTCCCTGACTTGGGCAACCAAATTGGCATAGAAGCAGGAGTCGAATGAATATAGTCCCAGATGAAAGATTTTGGCATGACTCCTGTCATGGTATACATGGCCTTTGCGTAAAGGTTCTTCTGAGTATTCATGACCAAGACATTTTGATCAGGTTTGCGATTGAATGTCTTATGATCACCCAACTTGCACATCTTTTCACCGTTTCGTCTATACTTGTAGACTTCATCGATGATGCCATTGAAGACTATCGGCTCACCCTTGTAAGACCCAATCTCAATCTCAAATGGGCGTTCTGTTTGTGTTGGCTGAGGGGAGTCTTTGTAGATCTCTATGTAGTCAGAAAAGATTGACTGTAGATTGAAGAGATAGTCATCTCCAAGTTCCTCCTGCCATTTGGCTGGAAGATCATAATATGCATCCCCAATGGCTTTTTGAGCTTGAGCAAGTTCTTCAGGCCTGTTACGAAGCTCAAGAAGCTTGTGAAAGTCTGTACCGAAATACAAAGGCTTCACTGGAGCATTTTTGCGAAGACCCACATAATACCCAAGATAGTGTTTGTATGGGCATCGCAGATAAGATGCAAATCGTGAATAGGAAAATTTCATATTGACCTCTCAAACAGTTATGGTCGAGATGACAGGATTCGAACCTGCGACATCTTGGTCCCAGACCAAGCATTCTACCACTGAATTACATCTCGATAAAATCTTGCGAGTGCTGGTACCACTCGCAAGACAGTAAAAGGGGTTGCAGGGACTGGGGAAGCACCCTGCTGTAGCAGCTTCTTCTGCCTTGTAGATACGTGGCCGATCTACTTGACCCTGTTGTTTTTGCAGTACCATTAGAATTGGCCAGATTCCATGGAGGTACAACAGTGACCTTGCCATATGATGTATATCAACGAGATGTGGACTCGTGATACCTTTGAAGACCCTCTATAGGCTTGATATTCCCATAGAGGGAAGAATAGGAAGAAACTCAGACTTTGACAAGCCTGATGGTGCCAGAAACAGGACTCAAACCTGCAACCTGCTGGTTACAAATCAGCTGCACTGCCAATTGTGCTATCCTGGCATAGAATGCTTGGGACAGTAGGATCCCAAGCAGACTGTAAAGAAGCATACTGTGAAAACGGAGAATTTTATGACTGTCCTGAACACCCAAAATATGGAGGTATTGATGATCCCTACTGATCATGGCTCTGTGTTTATACGGACTTGCCACCGTTGTCACATAGGCTGCTTGCTTCCTACATGACAGTCACATTACAGGGGAATTTTCCCCTGGGGATCAGGCGTCCTCGTACTCATCGTCGTCGACATCTTCCTCGTCGTCAACGACCTCAGGCTCCGGAGCTTTCTTTGTCTTCTTTGCTGCAGGCTTTGCAGCGGTCTTCTTTGCTGCAGAAGCCTTGTTCGTGGGCTTCTTCTTTTCAGGCTCCTTCTCCTCGGTGACACGAGATGCACATCGAGGAGTTTTGGCATCGACCTGCTTGCCAGTCTCACGATCGAATGTAGTGGTGCGACCGTTCTTCTGAACGATGGAGACCGTCTTCTTGTCAGCAGCAGTGATCTCGAACTCGCCGAGATACATGCCAGTGAATGCATACATGTGGACCTTTTCGCCCTTTTTACGTGTGATCATCATAGTTTTGTCCTCCTACAGACATCTAGATTTGTTAAGGTTCAACCTTGAATATATTGTACTCCTTTTGGAGCAATTTGTAAAGCACTTTTGGGAAATTTTCTTAAATTTTATTCAACCACATTGACCTCACCATTCACCATACAATTTCTGAGAGCAATCAGCTCATTCTGAGCAAAAGATTTGCAAGCTCTGAATGCGATGGTCTTTTCGGTTTTGCTGAACTTGTTGAAGAACATACGCTTGGCATCCTTGACATAGAACGGATCAAAGAAATTGAAGTCACCAGTGAGATCATAGAGCTGCTGAAACAGATTTTCGAGAGCAAGAATACCATTGCCACAGTTGAGCTCTTTGTAGCTCCAATTGAATTGTTTGACCAGCTTTGCAGCTTCCTGAACCTTGCTTACAGAATATGTTGCCTTTTCCATTTTGATTACCTCCGTTACATATCTTCCTTACAAGTAACATTGTACTCTCATTGGAAACAATTGTAAAGAGGTTTTTGCAAAATATTTTGAAAATTTTAATGTGTACCCCATGGACCCCAACCAATGTCAATGTCCAAAGGAACTCGGAGTTCAACCCCGAAATCATCAAGCACTTTTGGGTGTAACATGACTCTGCGGATGACAGAGTCTACATAATCTTTGTCCTCTATCCGACACTCACCGATAATTGAGTCGTGAACTGTAGCACCGATCCATGCAACACCCTTGAGCTCCTTATTGATCTGGGTGGCAGCAGAGATCAACAAATCAGATCCAGAACCCTGAACAGGTGTATTGATAGATCGCCTGGCAGCACTGGCTCTCTCCCACTTGTTTTGGGAATATATCAAAGGAAGCTTCCGGAACCGACCAAACAGATTGTATACACCACCCTGTGCTTCACATAGCTGCTCTTGCTCCTGATGCCAAGGAAGTAGTCTGGAATACTTGGCAAAGAACAACTCACGGATATGCTCTGCTTCCTGTGATGTAAAGGTCTGTCCATAGCTGTTGAGAGCATATGCAACGAACTTCTTTGCCATCATACCATAGAGGAACCCGAAATTGACAGCTTTGGCTTTGCCGCGTTCTTCTTTCGTGGGTTCACGACCACCTGTGAACAGTTTGGCAGTCTCGGTGTGAATGTCACCTTTCTCATGATAGATCCGGAGCATGGTTTTCTCATTGGCATAGTGAGCAGCAATACGCAACTCCAGCTGAGAATAGTCAGCTTCAAACAGAATCATGCCTGGAGCACCACTGAACAATCCTCGAATATCTTTCGTGCGAGGAACTTGCTGAAGATTTGGGTTGCTTGAACTTGTTCGTCCGGAAACAACATTGGTCAGGTTGAAGCTGGCATGAATTCTGCTCTCATAAGAATCATCTTCCCATCGGTTAAGGAACATCTTGTTTCTTGTAGCAGCATCTTTGTACTGCATCAAGATGGTGGGAATCTCATATCCTTTGCGAGCCAACTTCTTCAGTGCAGAAGCCGAAGTGGACGGAGCACCCTTGGGTGTCTGCTCGAACACAGGCATCTTTTCAAGATCATAGAATACATGAGCGACTTGAGCTGAACTTGCCCAGTTGATGTCATAGTGACTCTTGAGCTTGCCAAGAAGAGAGTTCTCTTCGTTTCTGTACTTCTCTCGAACCACCTTCAATTGGTTAAGGTCTATGTATAATCCATTGCGCTCAATATCCTTGTATGCGCAGTATGCTGGGCGAAGAAGCTGGGTGTAGATCTTCAACTGCTGAGGATTCACTCGCTCCATGAAGAAATTGAAGAGCTCCCAAGTGTATTTTACATCTTTCTTAAGATATGGAACAATACTTTGAGCACCAGAGGTCTTTTCTTTTTTGGCAATATCCCAATCTGGAACACCCAAATACTCCTGTGCCATATGCTTCAAGCCATGCTCAGCAGAAAGGTCATACGCTGTGGCGATCAGCATGACATCTTCGTGAATTGGCAACTTGATCCCATAGGCTTGCTCAAGAAACAGTGTATCGAATTTGCCGTTTTGAAATACTGTACGAGCCTTGTGCTGCTTGAGCTTCTTCACAAGAGCTCTGAACCGATCTACTTGACCAGGCTTCTGTACATTGAATATGTATCCTTTGAAGATAGGTTCACCAACGTTTTTAGAAAGACCAACACCAATGAATGTGACCTTGTCTTTGTATCGGTTAAGGCCTGTTGTTTCAATATCAATTGTAGCATACAAAATAGCTCACCTCTTTTCTATACGAGTGATTTTGAAGATCTTGCCAGGAATCATAGTCTTTACAGCAAATTCTTTTGCATCAGGGTACATCAAACCAGAGATGGCTTCAAGTTGGTTGGCAACATCAAGGAGAGACACCTCTGTTGCGTCATCATCTTTGAATCGCACATCAGGATAGAGCTTGTACTGCTTTTTGAGAGCTTTGACGCTGAGCCTCATGATTCTCCTCATGTTCATTTGTTACACCTGCAGTATGCTAGAAAGGGTGCGTATGGCATCCTCGTACTCTCTAGAGGAAAGGTTAAGGCCCGAGATGAGTGTCTTGTACCATTCATAGACATAGATGCTATTCTTTGGCTCTTCTTTTGCTCTGAGCATCAGACGACGAAGCCGACTATTCTTTTGCTGAACCATCCTTGTCAATCCTTTCTCTCCCTTTTGGGCAGTACCAATTTTCAGGCTTTTCAGTCTTGTCAAGACTACAGAGCATTTTAAACACCCGCTTTGGTGCATTCTTCTTGTGAAATTTCTTGTAGAACTCACAGTTCCGGCAATGACATACTTTCTCAAGTGAATTCAAATCAAATGGATCATAACACCAGTGGTAAAGGTTCTCTATTTGAGCAATAGCTGCATCAATCGAGATTTTTTGAGTCCCAAGCTCTGTTGGAAATTCTACTTCTGCATTCGAAGTCTTCTTTCTTCTACTCTTCAGGGTGTCTATTGCAATAGACAATACTTGTCGTGTAGTCATATTCAGATACCCATACACTGAGAGACATACATATCGGCAGTATGTGTATAGAGCACATTAGGATATTCACAACAAGCAGCGGAATATCCTTTCCAATACTTTTCGCCCTCAAATGGACCCATGTGCCAACGAATGCACAATAGCTCCTCAAAGGTGAGCTGAAGGAATTGCTGAATCAAAGCTACACTGGCACTGCCATGCCCAGGAAGAATCACATTTCCTGTATGTGTAAAGGTTCCGTCTTCTTGCTTGGTGTACAATTTCGTCTTGCAATAGTCATGCAGCATTCCAACAATGTATGGTGACTCTTTTCGTTCCCAGTGAAGCCCAAGGCTCTGTGTATAATCTACAAGTTGACATGTTACAGCAAATGAATGATCAAAAAGACCACCCTCATAATTGCCATGATGAGAAGCTGCTGCAGGAGCAGTGAAGAACCCATCTTTTTCAAGTTGCTGAAGAATCCCTGTATTGTATGGACTTGGCAGGTAATTCTTAAACAGATTGATGCGCTGTTGTTTGGTTCTGTCAAGCACCACATGCTTCTTTTCTGTAGTCATAATATCACCTCTTGAATTGTTTGAGAGTCACACCTTTCCAGCTTGCCTCTCGTGTCTTTGGGTTTCTGTATTCAAGGAACCCAAGAGACCTCATGTTTCGAATAAATCCGTGCTTCTTGTGGCATTCACGACCACTACTCACACAGAACTGAGCATATGCTTCATAGAGAGCATCCTTGCCAATATATGCTTCTGGGTCTTTCTTACACTTCTTCACAAGGAAGGCATGAATACTATCAGAGTCCTGGCGAAGACCCTCCACCATTCGATTGGAGCGCTCTGTACGAGGGATTGCTTCTACTGGCAGGAGGCTGAGCAGACTTGGCAGGTAATTCTTAAACAGATTGATGCGCTGTTGTTTGGTTCTGTCAAG